TGTTACTGCATCAGCCATAAATTACTCCTTACTCGAATGGAGTTGCTAAAGTACCATCCCCGTGTAGGAATGCTTCACAATGCCATACTGCTGCTGTTGTAGCGTATAAGCGAATTACTCCACCCACTAACCAACCTTGTGCTGCTGATCCTAAGTCAATAGTATCGTCATTACTGGCATCAGGAATAAAAGTATTAGTATCTCCCGCAGTTGCTGGATCAAATATTTGTGCAAACCCAGAGAATAAATCACTGGTATTATCTGTATTAATTTGTCCTGCACCTGTAAAAGTTGTGCCCACTATAAATGTATAGTTAAGCCCTGCTGCTGCTGTAGGTAGTGTTACTACAATACCTGCTGCTCTGTTTAAAGTATAAACAGTACCTGAATCAGTTGATTCTACGCTTTTTGTTGCTGTTGTGATGCTGCTGATGTTTGAATAAGCAGAAAGATAACCTGTTGTGGTTATATTTCCGCTTGTATCTACATCTAAATTGGTAGTAATAGCACCTGTTGTTGAGTTTTTAGTGATTTGTTCAAAACCACCTTCGGACCTGACTGGTCCACTAAAAGTCGAATTAGCCATGATTAAGTCTCCTTAATAATTCTATCGTCTTGGCAAAGTCTGCTAGGTCAGTCGATAGATAAATTATAATTACCCTAGATTTAAAACAGAAAAAAGGGGGATAGAATTAACTACCCCCCGTTTTATCTTAGCTGCTACCCGGTGATCCGTAGACCCCTAGATAGTCACTTACTCCAAATGAGTAACGCTCTCTTGCTTTGTAACGCACATTTCCGGTGTCAAAATCACCGTCCATAGACGTTTCTAAAGCTGTTCTTTGGAAGTGTTTCATTCCATTGGGAACATCAGTAATAATGAAGAAAGCATTAGTATCTGTTAAATAGTGATTAACAAAATAACCTTCTGGAATTGCTCCATTATTTTTTAAAGCGTTTATATCATTATCAGAAGTTGAAACTCTACCAGTTGTCTCTAAAAGACGAGTGGCAGTAAATTGCAACGCTGAAGGAATAACTAAACGTCTTGGTTTAGCAGCAACCAAAAGTCCACGTTCATCTTTAAATCCAGCAATATCAATTACTGCATTTTCAAGTGAAGTTTCATTAAGGTCGGTTGCTGTAGCAGGACGGTTACTGTTTTTACCGCCATCTACCAATGGGTGACCATCGCCACCAGATACCCCGTCACCGCTAGCGGTAAATAGAGGTACGCCATCACCAGAGTTGTAAGCAGTTGTAAACCCATTGTTAAATGGATTAACAGCTTTTACTTGTTTGGTGTAAGCCATTGCCCTAGCTAGTGCTTTTGTGTATCTAGCAGAAAGAGAGTCATAGAGGTTATCCTCCATAGCTTCTTCTGTAATACTAAAGCCCATTGCTATAGTTTCATGGTTGTAACGAGATGTGTAAGTTTCTTGTGCTGAATCATAACTGATTGCAGAACCTTCATTCTTAACTGGAGCTGCGTCAAATCCACTTAACTTTACTTCTTCCTCGAAAGATCGATCAGAATTTTCAGTTTCATAGATTGCCGTGTGCTCATCATCATAACCCGTGTATTCATCGCCAAAGAGTGCATTCAATCCCGGAAGCAACTCTTTAAGCATTTGTGCTCTTGAAATAGCCATTTATATACTCCGTTAAATACCAGTGGTATTTAGATATTGATGCCCTACATTGAATTTAACAATGACATCTGTGTAAGCGTCACCAACAGAACTATCCGGACCATCGACAAAATCGATGATACGAAGAGGAAGAGTAGCTGTAGTTGCTGCAATAGTTGAACTATCGACTGCATTTTTGCTACGTCCAATATCTGTTGAACCTGCGGTTTGAACCATTGAAACATTATTACCTATTGCAGTTTGAGCTAAAGTAGCATCGCCTTGCATTTTCATTAGAACATGTGGGTCATCTAACACATAAGCTTTAATATCACTAGCTACCGTTGAAGCTGGATAATATTGTGAATATGTAGGTTGTTTAGTGGTCGGATCAGTGTAGAAACAGCCCATAAAAACACCAGTGGTGGTTAAGGCGGTTGTTCCTGTATCCTTTTCTATTGTTCCAGCAGCGACTGTTTTTACAAAGTCACCATAGAAAATAGCAGTGCCGTAATTACTGGCAATCTTTAAATGTCTAACTTTTCCTGTAAAGGAACCGCTAGAACTTAAAGTACCAATAGGTTCTGCACCTGTGGGAGTTGCCGTTGCTGACATATTATTTCTCCGATTAAAATTAAATTAAGCTTTACTTAAAAATTAAGTATTGCCACCAAATTTGACCTTCGTATTTCTTTCTGGGTTTAGCAGTGGCATACGAGGATCATTTTCTCGTAGATAATTTCTATCGACACCTTCCATTTGGGTTTGAGCCATATCTTGATAATATTTTGCTCTTCCATCCATTGCTTTTTTAGAGGCTTTACATAAAAGTAAACCTCCTATTTCAATGTTTCCTTTTTTTGCAAACTCTGATCCGTAATCAGATTGTATTTTTAGTTCTGGGTGATCTTCAGATAACACGGGTTCCCAACCTTCACGAAAACGTGTTGAAACGTTTATGTTGTCGGACTCCCCTAGTATCTGCGTTCTGACCCATCTAAAAACCCAACCGTCTTGAGGAATCGGTGTTGGCAATAAAGATTGAGGTACAAAATTATCAGATGGACGAGTATCGTCTTTTCTTTCATCTACTTCTCTAGGTGCTCGCTTATCAACTACAGATTCTTCTGTGTTGTTTTCATATATATCAGACATTATATTTTCTCCTTAATGAGTTCTTTTGCATATCTTTCTGGACTAAGCCCAAGTCGCCTTGCGAGAGCTACTTGAGTTGAAGTTAACTGTACTTTGCGGGGTTTGCTACCGTTGTTTCGAGTAGATGGAGCAACCACCGATTGTGTATTTCTGGATGTCACAGTTTCAACAACTTCGTTGCTGTCTTCATTAGAATTTTCCATCCCGAAATAATCAGGGAAACGAACACGCATACGCTTGCTCACTTCCTCATAATACTTATCTGACTGTGGCGAAACACCTTCTTTAGTAATTAAAGTTTCATGTATTCCATATGCCAAAGCAGTCATTTCTTTTTGATCTTCTGAACCAAACCAAGGGTTCTCTTTTAACCAAGCAACTGCCTTTTGATCAATAGGTGGTGCTTTTGTTGGTAATGGTTGTTGTTGTATTGGAGCGTTTGTTTGTTGCTGTTGTTGTCTGGCTTGTTTAGCAAGATGATCATCGGCAACTTTTAACTCTGATTGAGCTTTAAGCATTTCTTGTGTTGCATCTGTTAATTGATCTGCATCACCAGCTTCATAAGCATTTTTATGAAATTGCTTTGCTTGCTCTAATTGTGTTTCAGCTTTTGCTTTAACTTGCGTCATTAATGCACTTTCGCCACGTTGGACCAAAGCTTGCAATCTTCTGTTTTCTTCTGATTGTTGTTTAGCAAAATTTACAGATTCATCACGAAGTTTTTCTGCTGCTTCTTTAGCTCTTCTTTCTTCGTGCCATTCGTATTTAAGTTTGCCTATACGTTTTTTTACACGATTATCTACATTATCAATTTCAGTTTCTAAATCTTCTTGATCTAATGTTTTTTGTTCATCAGAACGAGGTGTTTTTTTATCTTCTTCAGGTCTGTCGTCAATAATTTCTACATCAAAATCAGATTCTTCTTTATTGTCAGAAACAACAGTATTTTTTATACCTAAAAATTTTTCTTCTTTTGTAGCAGGTTCTTCTATAACAAGTTCTTCTTGTTCTGCGAATTCTTCGTTTGTACTCATGCTTTAACTACTCCTCTTGGGTCTTCAACAACAGCTTCTACGCTGTCGTCATTGATTAATCGAAATTCTTTTCCATGCACTAAAAATCTAGTGCCTGAATAAGAACGCATTATTATCCAATCGCCTTCTTTGCAATACGCTCCGTTAGGAAAACGTCTTTCATCTTGATAAGCGTCTGAACCTAATTTCATTACAAATCCACATATTGATCCAACAGATTCTCTTTCTACAAGAGAAGCAGCTTTTATAATACCGCCTTCTGTTTTTTCTTCTGCTTCGGGTAATGCTATTAATATTCGATAACCAGCAGGTTCTGGTAGTTGTTTTGCTTTTTGGTCTTCTTCTTTTGAATTAGACTTTTTTGTTTCTATTTCTGTTACAGCTTCCATAGTTTCCTTTTATTGCACTGGTTAAGGACCAGAGACCTTTGCACCATTATGGCGTTATTGTTCTCCTCTTTCAATTAAATCCAGAAGATCACGTTCTGCTAAAGCTAAACCAGCAATGATTCCTGTCATATACTTGTAGTCGCTAAAGTCTTTGCAGCTCCCTCCACTGATAGCGTCTGAGTGATCATTCATTCGATCTCTTATTATATTTCGTAACGCATCAGGGAAATTTTGTGTACTTAAATCGCTCATTTATCCTTGTGTAATATATCTGATGCTATTTCTTTTCCTATCTTAGCACCTTCTATTTTCTCTTTACTGCTTATATCGGCTTCGTCTGTAGCTAATTTAGCAGCTATATTAGCACTTGTTATTCTTTCTTGTGAAGCTAAACGTTCTAATTCTGTTGCAGCCACAACTTTAGATTTTTGTAAATCAACAGCTATTTTCTGTGCATCAGACTTTATTTTAGATTGAACCTGAGATTCTCTTATATCCAACTCACGTTCACGTTGTTGAATAACAGGGTCTTCCATTTTCTTTTGTATTTCTTTTTGTCTTTCTTCTGCAAGGTCTTTGTGTAAGACTCGCTGTGCCGCTTCCGAAACCAACTGAGACAGTCTTAACTCTATATCTTCTGGTAATGGTTCATCTGGAGGTGGTAACGGCACACCGAGCTGTTCTTCTATTTCTTTACGATATTGAAAAGCAATATGTTCTGTAACGTGTTCAGAGAAAGCACCCATAATAGCGTTAGCATTAGGACTTTGACCAATCATTTGTTTAATCTTAGGATCATCTGCCATAGCCATATGCGTCATAATATGTGCTTCATGGTCTTGATACATAAATGATTTGACAGGTTTTTCATTAAGCATGTTCATATTTTCAGATACAGGGTTTGTAGGGTCTATATCTTCATCTAATGGCACAATACTTTCTGGATCACGAATTCCTAACGTTTCTAGCATCTGTCTATGCAATTCTGGCATGTTATACATTTGTGGTGCTTGTTGAGCAAGCTGTAAAGCTGCTTGATACTGCATAATTCTTTGTGCGGTAGTAGAAGCATTGGGATCAGATACAGGTATTACGTCTATTTTGTTGTCAAAATCTTCAGGAAGCAGTTCTTGCCCCTCTGTAGCGTATGGATACTCTGTTGGACCGAAATCTCTTATAATTCCTGAAAGAATATTTAATTCTTTCTTCATAGAAGCGTGAATTCTGGCTTGAACAGACCCCATAACCTTCATAGAACGCTCTAAAATAGCCAATGTAGTGCCTACAGGAGCTTGATTGCTCATATCTGCTACTTTCATGTCAGCTACTGACGCAAATCTTCTTCCTTCTTCAACTAAACTGTCTAATAATTGATAAAGAACGCCTGATGGCTCTTTATAAGGCAAGAAAGTAATGTTATCTCTTATAGCACCCCCGGGAACGTCCACATCTCTGAACTCTCCGGGCATAATAGGCGTATCATCGCCTTTAATTCTTAGTCCTCTGGCTTTTAAACCACCGGGTAAGTTGGAAAGCGTACCAGCATCTACCAGTTGTCTTAGTAAACTTGTTGCAGATTTTGCTATACCACCAATTAAATGTATTAAACCGAAACCATAGAATCCTAACCCCGGTAAATATTGATAATGAACAAAATGTTGTCGAGACATTTTCTGCTCGTCTTCTTCATACCAGTTCCTGCGAATGGATAGAATCTTACGAGAAGACAAATCTACGGTAACAATATAAGGTAAAGCTATGCCAGTAGGCTCTCCGTCCTTTAAATCTGGAAAATCTTCTAAATCCAGATCAACCATCATTTCCAACAATGTATGTCGTTGGTCGTAATCGTAACTTGCACTGTCTCCAGTTAATTGATTATATTTTTCTTTAATATCACTTAAATCTGGAGAAGGTTCATCTAATTCAATATCTCTGTAAAAGCCATTTACTTGTAATTTTCTTACATCGTTAGATGTTTTCTTCATTATGTGCGTAGCACGTTCGCAAGTTGTTAGATCAGCAGCACCATAACTCACTACAAAGTCTTCAGCAGGTACAAACATAGAACATGGTC